CGGAGCCTGAATAATAACAGTACTACCCGGGGACTAACGGCCCACCCCTGACAAGATTTTACCTCATCATATTAGGACCGTTGTTGGTGTTAAATCACCGTAAAATCTTTTGTCCTGTCATCACATCCTCAGATGGATGACTAGGCTAGGGTACCTCCTTACGCAACTGATCACTCAATTACGCACCCACACCTTATACTAGATACGGAAGAAGGGCAGACTATCTCTGGGACCGCAAAACGGATTTAGCTTTCTTCCGGGATCGCCGTCTACACGCTAAACCAGTCTTGCCCCCCAGGGCCTTATCAACTACGGAGCGAGAAGATTCCCAAGCACGAATTCCTTTGAATACGAACTTAGGGTCTCTCGACTCCGCCCTCGCGAACATGTCCACACAAGGACGATAAGAGGACAATTCCTCTATCAACCGAGTGTAGTCCTGCACCGCGTCTGACAGGGACCCAGTCTGCAACTCAAGGACCTCGCTCTGTATTTCCTCCAACCTTTTAAGAACAGCCTCTAATATCGGCTTTTCTACACAAACAGAACGTACCAAGGTCTCCGGCTCTTCCCCGTAATCCGAAAGATGCCCACTGGCATCATCCGGAGGAAGGAGCTCTTCTACCCGTTTTCGAACGGGGTCAAAGAGTTTAAGAAGGTCGGTGATCTCGGTAACATACGATTCGTGTAAATGTTGGAGGAGATGTGGAACCCCTTCCAGGGGTATAAAGTCGAGATGCTGAATTCTACGCATCGCGACCCACGCCTCCCAGTGCTTCACACCCATAGCAGCACCGGGTTGCAACAGAGCGACCACAACACGTCGAAATCTAGTCGGCCAATCGGAAAGCTTACTATTAAGCCTCCCGGTGGCAACATAACCAAACCCCAACGCCCTTAACACTGATGCCGGTCGAAGCTTCCTTGACATCGAGGCACGATTGACCATCTCCACCATACCCGAGAGAGAGCGATTAAAAATCGCAAACTCGCGGAATGAGAGAGGTGAGCAATCCTGCCCGAAGGCAATAAACCTCTTCGCAAACTCGAAGCACTTACGTACTCCGGGTAGCGATTTGGACATGGAGATATTAACTCCAAGCCGACCAATCAATCTCAGGTACTCAGCTGCAACGGCCCGGTCAAAAATGACCAGATCGTCACCCAAAATGCCGTAGTCCTCAAACAACTCCTTCTTCCCTACAATATTCGCAGCCCACTGCACCACCATATGGTGTGCAAGGGTAAAGGCAGCCCAACTAGAGTGAGCCCCCATCGGCTGACCAACCTCGTAAAACAGAGGCTGGTCGTACTCCTGAGCCTCTTCAGAGACTCAGCGTCCGTACGGGA